TTAGCTATTAACTAGCTTTGAACTTATAAGCCCACTTAGAAGTAGCACCATCGATTAGATCGGTGAAACCAATTCTTTGTGAAGCAACAAGAACTCTTCTCTGGTTAGCGACTTCGTAGTCTGACTCAATTGTCACACCTCTAAGTCTTGGCATTACGTAGTTTCTTGCATATACTGCAACCGCTCCGTACTTATTAGCTGCTTGAGCAGGGAATTCGTCACAGAGTAAAACTCTAGATCCAAATACCTGACCAATTTCACCAGTAAGTTTTGTAGCCATGTCACCAACTAGATTTGCATCTTGGAATTCTGCGTCTTCTAGTAACTGGAAGTAAGCGCCTTGTGAAACAATATAAGTTACGTCGTTAGGGTTAACACCGTATTTGCCCATATTCTTTCTTAAAGCTAGCAAGTCTGCTGCAGTTACAGTATCTGTAGCTACTGCAGTTGTAGATTGTGTTTCATCACTATCTGCAGATGCCATTTTGATAAGACCATCAAAAGTACCTGATGTATAAACACCATCGCCCTGATTACCAAGTAATAGTGCATTTTCGATACCTTTTGCATGTGATCTAACAATTGATTCCCTAATTAAAGGAAGTATTGGCATAATTGCATCTTCTTCAGTTTCATTACCTAAGTAAGATTGTGAAATAAGTTTGTGAGTTGATAGAGTTTTCTCTGTCAAATCAATACCACCGTATGGTGAACCATAAGTGTCGCCTGTTTGGGCTAAGTTACCATGTGGTGAACTACCAGCTGCTGTTTGAGCTGTAGTAAATTCAGCATATCCGCTGTCTGGAAGGATAGGGATAATCATGTTAGCGGAATTCATTTGAATTTCTCTAAATAGAGGTGCTAACACTAATTCATTTTGAATATCTCTTTCCACATTTGTAGATACAACTTGCTCAAAGTCTGCACTAGAAACACCAACACCTGAGTGTGCGTTTACTTTTTCCATTACGCTTTTAGCATAAGGAGTGTCATAACCTCGACCAGTTGCTAATCCTAAGATTTTAGCATCTACAATGTCACCTTCGAAGGCTTCTTTCCAGTCTGACTTGCCTCTATCTGAGAAAATTCTTTTTGATTCGCGCATAGCTTGAATCTCTTCGGATTTTTCAGTAAGTTGAGATTGTAGTTCCTTAACAACAGACTCTAGGTCTCCTTGTCTTTCTTCTACTTTCTTAGCAACGTCATTGATAAGCTTTTCAGCTCCAGATAAGCCAGCTGTTACTACTGCTTTCTGTTTTTCCTGTTCAGCTTCCAATTCAGCTTTTTCAGATGCTTCTGCTTCAGCTTGCGCTTTAGCTTCTGCTTCCTCAGCAGCTTTTTGCTCGGCCTGTTTCATTGCAATCTTAGCAGCAGTATCTTCTGCTACTTGTTTTGCAAATGCATCAAGGTCGAACTCAGGGCTTACTTCAGGAGTTTTATTTTCTTCTGACATTTTCGTCTCCGTTTTGTCGGCTTTTGCCTCGCTTGACTGCTCAATCTTTGCGTTAGCGTCGATTGAGTGAGTCTCTTGAATAAAGTCTTTTTTGAACTGATCGTACTCTTCCATACTATCAAATGATTTTGCTAGTGAGAAGACTGCAGTTTGGTTACAAGGAACCGAAACAACAGACACTTCAAATAGTTCTGCGTCCTTTATCTTATATCCGTCGGTTTCATCGTTATAATCAGCGTCCTTGACTTTGAAACCAACAGAAAAAGCTCCAAGAACGCCATCTTTAATAAGATCTTTAATTTCGCCAGCAGATTTTGAGATACGAGCAGTAAGCTCTAACCCATTCTCTGTGACACCTATTTCTTTCGCACGACCAATAGGTCTATCGTAGTCATGATTAAACAAAACAATTGGATTATTTTTAAAATTTTCTAATCCGCCTGATTTTGTCCATGCGTTACTTTCAATAATGTCTCCAGCACGATCTAATGCGTCCGTACTAGCTGATCCTTTGATATCTAGTCCGCCATCATCGTCTTCGCCTAATGTTTTGAAAGTGTTTGTCCAGTGAAAAATTTTCTCAGACATAATTAGTCCTCCTTCTCAGCTTTTGCCTTTTTAGGGGCAGGAGCAGGAGTCTCAACTACAGCTGGAACTTCTACTGGAAATCTGTGTTTAGCGGCTGCTAAAACTCTGTTCCAAGAACCAAACTTCCTTCTTAGAAGATAGTCCCTTACAGGAGCTTTCTCGTCCGCTTTATAATCTGATAGGCTTACAGTATCCACGCCTTTTGACTGCATGTACTCTGATAAAGCCTTTAGCATCATATGTTTTGTCATAATTATTCCTCTGCGGGTGGGTTTTCTTCAGTTTCCTCTGTCGGTCTGCCACCTTGCTCTGGATTTGCGGCTGATCCTGCAATATTCGCAGGAACTCGCGGTTGATCAAATCCGTCAATCGTCTCAAGTCTCAACGCCTCCCTTGCTTCATTCGGTGTTAATATTCCCGTATTGACAAGAGTCGCGTAGTAACTTGCCTGATCTCTTAGTTCTGGTTGAAGTGCAGGCACGTCGCTTACATCTTCGTTAAGTTTAAAACCGAAGAACCTCTCGAAAGCATACCCCATCTTTCTAATGATAGGTAGTATGGTTTCTAAATAATATAGACGGTGGTTAGGGCGAAGATTCGCATTATTACCACTATCTAATAAAATTGGTGGAACACCAATTGCTTTAAGTATTACTTTTTCATTAACTGCTATAGCTTCCTGAAAATCTAAATTCTTAAAGTTTACTTCAGTTAAGTCTTCCACTTCCAATCCACCATCTAGGAATAGTGGTCTACGACCTCCTGATTGTGGATTATATCTAGCTACCCAAGCCTGTAACATTCTTTCTTTGATTTTCTCGGAAAGAGTGTTTGGTGACTTAAGTACTAAACCTGGTACAGCTCCATTCTTGAAGAAGTTATCTTGGAATCTTCTCATACTTCCAAGTAATTGCATAGTTCTCCATGCAGGTTTCAATCTAGGAACTCCTCTATAAATAGAGTTAAAACTGTTTTCTTTGATATGAATGATCTCTTTCGGACTGTATTCTATGCTGTGATCATACACAAATTTGTTAATGTATGTATTCTCATCAGTCTCAATAGTTACGTGTTCCGCTGGTAAATGATATAGATGTGCTCCATCAAAATAAATAAAGATGTTACCATCTATTAGTAGGTCTGTGATTAAGTTTCTTTTAAAAGAACTTACATCTTGAAAAGGATTTGGCTCTCTATTAAGTAGTAAATCGAGCTTAGTTCGTCTCATATTTTTGACGATATTATTCATTCCTTTTAATTGCTCACCAACATCAAACGGTATATCCGCTGCGTCGTCCACTATCATGTTAACTGCGCGGTTTACTACCTCTAATTGTTCGTAAGCATTTCGGTAATTTGTTACTACTTCTCGTGTGTTAAGAGACCCGCCTTCTTCACCCGCAATATAGGGTTGGGAAGGATTAAGCTTCTCCCACTCTGCTTCGAATCCCTTAATTGAGGGCTCTCTGCCTAATAGTCTGTCATACCATGCCATATTTTTCTCTCTGTATACCAACCCATCTTTCTTGTTTCTTTGCTGTCACTACCTTTGGTCGTTTGCCGTAGATGGAGTGTAGTTTTAAATGATGTTCGTGGCATAATGTAACAGCTGCGTTATAAAGTTCTTCGTTATGTTCGTCTATAAATCTCTCGCGGAGACTCAAAATATCTTCTTCATCAGTTATTGATAACTTATTCTTTCTCAGCCAAATCTCTAATAATTCTGTTAGACCGTGAAAATGATGAAAGTCTAGATTCTCTGTTGCTCCACAGATAAAACATTCCGTCCCTTTATCGTATTTCGACTTAGCCTTATCCCGAACATATTTAACTAGATCTCGTTTTAGTTTCATAACTTATTCCATTCCTTAAATTATACTAGACTTTGGGGTTGTTGTCAAGAACTATTTTTGGTTCGGTGGTTGCTAGAAAGTAGTAGCACTTGTTTCGAACGAGTACAACGCATATCGTAATGCATCTGCCATATGAGAAGCAAAGTTGTGTTTTGGTTTCTCTCTCAGTAAATTCGGATTTGGATCCCACTGGTATTGATCAAGGGAGCTCAGAGTTTCTTTACATCTTTGATCAACTATAAGTTTGTCATTATCACAGATGGCTGCCACATGACCGATTCCGTCCAAAACGGATTTCTTTGCGTTAAGAGTACTAATATCGTAGTTCTGGGCAAAATCGTATCTAGTTTGTTGAGCCGCCGAATCTATGTA